AATATCAAGTAGCAGCTATGCTTTCCAAAGCATCTGGCATACCTTACCATGTTGACCACATTATTCCCTTGCAGGGCAAAAATGTCTCAGGTTTGCATGTGTTTTCCAACCTAAGAGTTATTCCCGGCGTCGAAAACGCCAAAAAGTCCAACAAATACCCAATTTAGGGCGCTTTTTTTGTTTTATTTGCATTAATATGTATAGGAAGACTTGCCCCCAACAGACTACTGCCACTTCCCAGTAGACGATCAAGCGACTGAGTGGGGCTATAAACTCTTGATAGGAAACAATTCAAATGTCCGTAACATTTAATCAACCAGTACGCATTAATAAGTACAATAACCCAACTAACAATGGTGTAATCGCTCCAGATAACACCGGTGCAGCAGTATGTACTCAAGAGAGCTACATTCTCAACCCCATTTCTGCCGCTAACTCTGGCACAGTAACATTTCAAACAGCCGATGTAGGTCAAACTACCGCAACTCCGTTTGTATTACCCGCTGGCGCAATTATCGAAAACGTAGCACTGTATCAAACTACTTCTGCCACTGGTTTAACTGGCGGTGTAATCACGGTTTCTTTGACACAGCCAAGCACAACTGGTGGTGCTAATACCGTTACTGCTTTAGGCACAATTACTCCAAACACCACTGGCGGAATCATTAACATTAGCTTTACCCAATCTGCTGCTGTTGCAAATGCAATTAGCAACATTGGTACTGTTGATGCTACTTTGACTTTTTCTGCTGCTAACGTAACTGCTATTTCCGGCGGTGCTATTTCTGGTACATTCCAAACTACTTATACACCACGTAACTACACCGGTTCTATCATTAACGTTGGCCAAGGTTACACAAACTCGTAATTAATTGCCTAGGGGGCGCAAAGCCCCCTACTTAACTTTAAAGGAAATTAATTATGGCATCGAATTTAGTAACAAATCTACAAAATATTCCAGCTGCTGTTGAATCCGTAACTAAGGTTGGTCGCACAGAACCGTTTGATTTACAAGTTTCCCGTGGTCAAATCATGGGCCATACTTTGGTCAATATCAATGGTTACAATGCCAACGTAGCTGGCACATCAATTCCATTATGGGAAAATGCAACAGCGTATACATTCCCTAGCACAGCCTTGACTATGACTGTTGCAAGCTCATCTGCAACTGATGCAAGTCCAGCAAAAGTAACTATCAATGGTCTTGATGCTAACTACAATCAAGTAACTGAAATTGTATCTTTAAATGGTACATCTGGCGTAACTACCGTTAATAAGTTTTTGCGTATTAACAGCATATCCATGACTGCTGTGGCTTCTGGTCAAGTTAGCAACGTTGGTACTATCACTGTTTCAAACGGCGGTACAATTTACGCTCAAATTAATCCGGGATTAGGTCGTAGCCAAATGACAGTTTATACTGTACCAAATGGTTACACATTTTACCTAAACCGTATTAATGCTTGGTCTGGTAGCAGCTTATCTAGCAACGTATACATTTTCTATAATCTGACTAATTCTACAAACGGTATTAATATTTCTACCGCGCAAATTAGTTTTACATTGTTTATAGATGTGCATCGTTATGCGCCAAATGTGTTCCAACAAAAAGCGGATTTGACTTTTGCTTTTTCAACAAGCGATAGTTCTTCTCAGCACGTTGCAGCATATATTGAAGGCTTTTTAGTTCAAAACGATGGTCAAGCATTAGCTTCAGCAATCTAAGGCGCTTAAATGCCTGTTTATCTTGACACTCGCGGAAACTCAGTTCTTGCTGTAGGGATTTGTGATCGCTGCAGCAGGAAGTTTCCGTACGTCGAGTTAATGCCAGATCCCAATTTCCCCGGAATGCGGGTCTGCAAAGATGACAAAGATAATTTTGACCCATGGCGCTTACCCGCACTGCAAACTGAAAACATTGCTTTGCGGTTTCCGCGCCCAGATGTGTCTGTTGCATTAACACCAGAAGAAATTTTGTTGCCGGGTGGATTTACAGAAGGCCCAGACTCAATCTTTATTCAAGGTGTTCCTCCCGATTCTGGTGCATCTGGTGATTTGTCTTATGCAAATAATTCACCATACTCCACAATGAGTTTGAATCCTGTTATTGGTGCAATCAACCCCAATACAGGTCCAGCAGCTGGTGGCACACCAATACTAATCAATGGCAACAACTTAACAGATGTTTATTCTGTGGTTATTGCTGGCAAACAAGCTACATTTACATTAATTAGCTCATTACAAATTTCAGCCGTAACTCCAGCATATATGGCAGGTCTTGCTGACGTTACTGTGATATCGCCATTTGGCACATCCACAAGTCATGGCGGCTTTACTTATACATAAGAGAAAATGGCAGATCAGCCCATTACAGGGCTACCGACAGCTACAACCCTAACAGGTAATGAAGTAACGGTAGTCGTACAAAAAGGCGTATCAAAGCAGGTACTTGTTTCGGCAATTGCCAATCTTGTCGTACCCGGAAAGTTAATCACGTCAGTGGCGTTGTTGCCAAACTATGACATCATTTTTTACTATTCCGATGGTACAACATCTACGATTGGCCCAATTCCCGGATTTGTTTCGGCAACAGTTAATAGCTCTGGCCATTTAATCCTTACTGAAACTAACGGCTCTACAATTGATTGTGGTTCTGTTGTTGGTCCACAAGGTCAATCAGGCTATAGCGGTTACAGCGGACAACAAGGCACATCAGGTTATAGCGGTTATTCTGGCTATAGTGGTGTTGGAAGTTCTGGTTCAAGCGGTGTGTCTGGTTATTCTGGATACAGTGGCTTTAGCGGATACAGTGGATCTGGCACATCGGGCTACAGTGGCTATAGCGGCATTAGCGGATTTTCTGGCTTTAGCGGCATCAGCGGATTTTCTGGAATCAGTGGCTTTAGTGGCCAATCTGGTTATAGCGGTTTTAGTGGCCAATCTGGTTTTAGTGGCTACAGCGGTATTAGTGGATTTAGTGGTGCAAGCGGTGTATCAAGCAGTTACTATTTTTACAAAGCCAATACCAGTGCAACCAGCGGTGATCCCGGTTCGGATTATCTGTTGTGGAATAATGCCACACAGACAAGTGCAACACAATTAAATGTCAGTAAGATTGCAGCTAACGGCGTAGACATTACTGTCTTTTTAGAATTGTTGATGGCAACCGAAGAAATTGTCATCCAAGACCAAACTAGTAGCGCTAATCAGCAGACATGGAAAATTACCGCAGCACCAACCCAAGTTGGTAACTATTTTACAATTCCAGTATCATTAGTACTATCCACTGGATCAGCGTTTACAAACAACCAAGCCATCATTTTGGCAATCGCCAATGGCGTAAGTGGTTTTTCTGGCTACAGTGGTTATAGCGGGTTTAGCGGATATAGTGGTATCAGCGGTTTCAGTGGCTATTCCGGCATCAGCGGATTTAGCGGCATATCGGGTTTTAGTGGTATCAGTGGCTTTAGTGGCTATTCTGGTATCAGTGGATACAGTGGTAGTGGAGTAAGCGGTTACAGCGGTTACAGCGGATATTCTGGCTACAGTGGTATCAGCGGATTTAGCGGATCTGGCGTAAGCGGTTATAGTGGCTTTAGTGGTTACAGTGGTATCAGCGGATTTAGCGGTTTTAGTGGCTATTCTGGTATCAGTGGATTTAGTGGATCTGGCGTATCGGGGTACAGTGGTTACAGTGGCATATCTGGATATAGCGGATTTAGCGGATTTAGCGGATCTGGCGTAAGCGGCTACAGTGGCTTTAGTGGTTACAGTGGTATTAGCGGATACAGCGGATATAGCGGAATTAGTGGATTTAGTGGATCTGGCGTAAGCGGTTATAGTGGCTACTCTGGCTATAGTGGTATCAGCGGATTCTCTGGTTATTCCGGTAGTGGTGTATCTGGTTACAGCGGCTATAGTGGTATCAGCGGATTTTCTGGCTACAGCGGCATATCTGGATTTAGTGGTATCAGCGGATATAGCGGTAGTGGTGTAAGTGGATATTCTGGTTACAGTGGCTATTCTGGTATCAGCGGATTTAGTGGTATCAGCGGATTTAGTGGTATCAGCGGATTTAGTGGCAGCGGCGTAAGCGGTTATAGTGGCTACAGCGGCTATTCTGGCTATAGCGGTATATCAGGTTATAGTGGTATTACACCAACCAATGTTACAGTAGCTACCAACACCACAGTCAATCCCGGTTATGTGCATTTTTCTTCTGGCACATCGGGCAGCCAAGCAGTGTATGTAAATACCAGTTTGACGATTGACGCAATTACTGGAGCAATCACTGGCGGGGTTACTGGCGGTACATTTTAATAGTATAATAGCTGCATGAAAATTTTATGTAGCGTTGCCACGCGCGGTAGATATTTTAGCACATTGCCTATGGTCTTAGAGGCAATCATCAACCAGACTCGCAAAGTCGACAAGCTGGTTATCTTTGATGATAATGATGAGCCTAAAGACATGCGAGAAGAATCGCTATACCAAAACTTATTTTGGCAATTAGCAGCAAAGAAAATTGAGTGGGAGTGGTTGTTTGCTGGTAAAAAAGGTCAACACCACATCCACCAGCAAGCCAACACGATGGGTTACGATTGGGTGTGGCGTGTAGATGATGATGCGGTACCCGAATGTAATGTATTAGAAAATCTAGCAAAACATATTAGTGACGATGTTGGTGCAGTTGGTGGTTCAGTATTAAACCCACCCCATATGCCAGAGTATTTAAAAGCAACTGGACTAATTGTCAACATTGAAAACGAGCCTAACATTCAGTGGGGGCTAATAAAAGATGTTAAAGAAGTTGAGCATTTGTATTGCAGTTTTATTTATAGAGCTGGCGTTTGCGATTATAACTTGGGACTTTCTCGAGTTGCCCACCGTGAAGAAACGCTGTTTAGCTGGAGTCTGCATCACAAAGGCTACAAACTATTAGCAGTACCAAACGCAGTAACATGGCATTTAAAGAACCCACAAGGCGGTATTCGTGATGGTTCTAAAATGGAGATGTTTGAGCATGATGAGCAAATATTTAAAAATATCCTCAAGCACAAAGACAACACTATTGTGGTGCTTAATTCTGGTCTTGGGGATCATATTGTCTTTAGCCACGTTTTGCCTAGTGTTCGCAATCCCCTTGTTTTTACATGCTATTCTGAAGTAGTTCCCGGCTATTCGATTGAAATGGCACAAAGGATGTTCGGTGATATTGATTGCTGGAACATTTATAAAAAGATGGCGCAGTGGAATTGGAAGGGCAGTTTAGAAGACGCATATAGGAAGTTGTATCTGTGATTATCATCGCGCCGTACGCCCAAAAACTGCGAACGGGTGAAGAAAACCCAAAGAACTATCCATATTGGGAAGAGCTCATAGCACAGATTGATGCGCCAATTATTCAAGTTGGTATAACTGGTGAAAAGCAATTAGTACCTGATTTTAGAACCAACTTGCCAATTGCAGCATTGCGAGAACTGTTATGGCAATGCAAAACATGGATTGGTGTAGATAGTTTTTTCCAACATCTTGCATGGGATGAAGGTGTTTCGGGCATTGTGTTATGGGGCCCATCTGATCCACTAATATTTGGACATCCAGAAAACATCAATCTGTTAAAAGACCGGTCATATTTAACAGAAAATCAATTTTTATGGTGGGAATCCACCGAACACAAAAATGACCGGTTTGTAAAACCAATAGAAGTATTAGCATACCTTAATAAGGAATAAAAATGGCAGCTACAGGCTACACACCAATTTCGTTATACTACAGCACCACAGCGGCTACAGCGCCGTTGGCCGCTAACCTCGTCAATGGTGAGTTGGCAATCAACATCACCGACGGCAAGTTGTACTATAAAGACAACGCCGGTGTTGTGCAGATCATCGCTGGTAAAGGCGGTGCTGGCGTGGCTGGTGGCTCTAATACTCAAGTTCAGTACAACTCAAGCGGGTCATTGGCTGGTTCTGCCAACATGACCTTTAACGGCACTAGCTTAACTTTAGCTAATGATGCTTCTATATCAGGTCTTACTGTTGGTAAGGGTGGTGGTGCTGTTGTTTTTAATACGGCTGTTGGAAATAGTGCTATGGCTGCAACAGCTACAGGGGTTGTCAATACTGCTATAGGTGCTTA